TAATTTATAATGAAAGAATAACTCAATGAATGGGTTATCTTTATTATGTTTGTAAGGAACAACACGAACAACTTGTTGACCTGGTTCAGGTTTCCAAAAGTTATCTTTTGTATTTGATGTTGATTGTAGTGTTGCTAGTTTGGATTTTATAGCATTTATATCCATTTGTACTTCTCCTGTGTTTTATTATTTATCGTTTATCAGTTATGGTTAATTCGTATAACCATAAAACCTATTTATACTATCTTTACAATATACGAAACAAATCGCATATAAGTCAAGCTTTTTTTTAATTTATTTTTTCTATTTTGAATATTCTTGTATTGATTTTGTTCAAACCATCTGAATTTGTTACCATTAACATATTCTTGAAGTTTTCCCATGGTATCATAAACTTGTTATCCAAGACACCATTGTTTAAATTTTTGATACATTCGTTTAATGCATTTATTGTATATAATGTATTTGAGTGTTTTTTTCTATGTAAGGAAATCGTTCCTTCTACTTTATTATAATCTATACCACCTTGTGTATCTACATTGTATGTACAGATTAATTCATTCACATTGTTTTCATTTTGTAATACATATACTTTACTGAATATGATTGTATATGCATCAACGATTTTCTTAATTGTTTCATCAAGATTGTCCTTTGTTGTGAATGTCGCTAGTAGTTGTGATTTCATTTAAATATCCTTTTTACCGCTAACTTGACTTTTCGGCATAACTAAAAGTCTAGCACCTATTATATAATCTTTTCCAGAGTTCCAACCTATATTCATATCACCAGTATATCTAGCTACAAGATGTGGTTCATATGGTTCTGCAAATTTTGGAAACTTATCTCCACCACCATACTTTTTAGGATTCCACATTATGTGTCCTTTATTACTTACTTCTAAATTAACTCCTTTACCATTACCTTCATCATCGGTCATTAATGAAACTGTAAAAGCTACAGAATCTTGCATTAATATATCACAATTATTGATACCACTTTTTCCACTAGCATAATCTTTACCAAATATAGATAACAATGAAATGTCTTTTCCTCCAGCAACTTTTAATAAAGACCTCCGAACAGCCCATCCCGATTTATCTAAAACATATAAATTTTTTCCAGAACCAGCTATTTTGTTAAATCTTTTAAAATTACTTTTCCATAATTGTGAACCAACTGTCCAATCGGTTGGGGTTTCTTTGTCACCTTGAAGAACAACTATCTTTCCATCAACCTCTTTTAACTCAGTAGCATTTGGAAAAAAACTTCCATCCTTTTTAATTTGAGATGCTACATCATCTAAAAATTTATCTGTTGATTTACCTATTACATTATCTTCAAATGCGGAATTAAATTCTTTTGTGTAAAATGTTTTTAACGAACCATATTGTTGATATGAAGCTGGTAGTTCTTTACCAGATGCGTCTACATAATCTCCATGTTTATATGAAATAAAAAAGTTTGGTTTTTTCTTTATCCCAAATGCTAAATCAGCTTTTGGACTACCAGGAACTTTAGCTCCACCATCAATATTAATTCCTGTATCCTTACCAGCTATAAATAAAGGTAGTGGTTTATGACCAGAAATACCTAACATCTCAGTCATATGGTCATCTAAGTTTACAATTTGCATTTTTTCATAACCAATACCAGGTGCAACTTTATTTACAACTTCAACTTTACTTAATTTAGAAAGTTTATATAAAACACTAATTTGACCCATATATGTATCTTTAGGATTTTTAGCTTTAGAAACACTTAATTGACAAATTCTTTCACCATATTGTGATCTTACTTTAAATGTACTTCCAGCTGTTGTTATAACTAATTTATCATTTTTACCAAGTTCTTTTTTTAAATCATTAAAAGAATATTTTTTCTTTTTTGTATTATAAGTATTTCCTGAACCAGCAGATAATAATGAATCTTTATATTTTCCATTTCCTATGTCCATAATTATATCATCTGATAAATTTTTGCCACCTATTTTCTTTATCAATTCTGCGTCTTTATGTGGTTTTACTTTTTTTTCTGTAATTAAATTATTAATAACTTCATAAATAACTTTATTTGGTAAATTCAATTCTTCCATTGATTCACGAAGTTCGTGGATGTGTTGTGCGTTTTTTGGATTAGGCATTCCATCGTGAACACGATATGCCCATTCGACTAAAATCTCTTCTATGATTTCTGAAATATGTTTCATCTATAACCTCTTTGTAATATCTTGCATTTCACCATAATTTAAACCCATTTTGGATTTGGTGTAATGTTTGTTTTCTTCTAAAATTGATTTTATTTCTCTCAAAGTTTCCACTCCATCTTGGTTAGAAAAGTCAAATAAGAAACTATCGTATCCATAAAGAACTAATTTTGTCTTCTTCCCTAATAAATAGTTCTGAATTAATAAAATCTTTTTAATATTAGATTCAGTCTCATAAGCCTGAATTAAATAGTTAAAAACTTTATTTCTATTCATATCTTCATAGTTCTTAAATAATAGTTTCCGTCTATAAATATCAGTATAAACACAATTATGAGTATTTATTTCATTCCATTTCTTATTTATATAAGTATGTACTTTATTGAAAAAAGGTACTTTTTCTCTTATTTCCTTTGTTATTCCCCCATAAAGTAATTTAAATGATATTTGTTTAGATTCTTCATATGTTGAACCATAGAAATCTGCAAGGTGTTGATGTACTGAATCTTTACCAAAATCATAATCAACCAAGTCAGCAATCAATCTCAAGTGATATGCATCAAAGTCAAACTCTATCAATGAATCGTTTTCAGCTACAAACCCTTTTCTCTTCTCAGGTGGTAGAGCTGCAAAGTTAACACTTCCAAATGAATTACTTGGACGACCTGTTGTTGTCCATAGATTGTATTGTGAATACAATTTACCATTAGATATATGTTTCTTTACTCTAATGTCAAATATATCACATATATCATCTGAAACCTTGATACCATTCTTCTCAATTGATGTAAATGCTTTCACAACATCATTCATATATTCATCGTTCTCACCCGTATATGCTCTAGCCATTCCTTTATAGATGTCACTACAATACTCATTATGTTTCGATAATGGTATGATTTCGTTAAGTTTTTTAACATTGTAGAACTTGTTACTCAGGAAATCTATTGCATTATTGGATATATTTTTCTCAAATGGTTTACCTGTTTCATTCCACCAAATAAAGTTTTTATCCACTACATCTTTAAATTCATAGAAATGATTTAATATTTTTTTATCAGGTGTAATAATAAATTCTTCATCTAACCATTTGTAATCTTGAAGTATATCATCTGAATCAGGATGTTTTTGAATCACAAAGAATGGTTCTTCTGCAGATTCTGGTTGACACCATAAAGCTGATAATCCATTGTTTTCGTGTAATGGATGTAGGAAAGGTTCTTTAAATATAGGTATAACACAATACATCGTATCTCAATATATAACATTTATTTGAATAAAACAAGCTTTTTATTTTAAATTCGTGGTTTATGTCTTCCAGGCTTATTATAATCAATTTTAGCTTCTACTCGTTTTTCTTTTTCATATTCAGTTAATGGTCTCTTTTTTGGAAATGTCATAGCTTGTCCTATTGGAGTATCAAACTTTTTTAAATTTTCATATTTTACACCAGACTCATCTGTAAAAAATCCCGCCCCATCTTCATTATACACAAAGTAAAGTTTTTCACCTGGTAAAAATTGTACTGGATATGGTTGGTAATACTGTAAATCATTGATTGCCCCATTAATATCTAAATATTTCACATCTTTTCTACTATAAACTATTTCACCTCCCACCATATTAGAACCCTCTATCATTTCATACTCTTGTGGGCATTCATAATTAAAACTACCAATCCAATTTTTATCACCCAATTCTTTAGTAATTTCATCTGTAACTTCAAAAGAATAAATAGATTTAATTGAACTTCTTTTAGATGGAAAATCAAAATTATAAGGTTCTATTTTAGTCATATATTCTGTAATTTGTGCAAGAGTAAATGACTCTCTTCCATTTACTTTTTTTAAATCTACTTTTTTATTATTTGTTGGATTTCCATATTTCCAATTAATATTATAAAATTTATCTTTAATAATTTGATAAATTTCTTGTAAATAAAATGGAGAATAATAAGGTTTTGCGTTTTTAACTTCATTATAATGACTTTTTTTAACATCTGGTAATGGTCTAAATTGAGCATCCAAAGTAGTGAACCACCCATCAGAGTTTATATTATGTGCAACATTCATAGTTTGTAAAAAAGTATTTTTTTGATAAAGTTCTGGTAAGTAATTAACTCTAAATGTATCACCTGGTTGAATAGAAGAAATTCCATAAATGGTTAATGTAATTGTGAATGGTAATAAATTTGGTCTATCTACAATAGATACAACAGATTCTTTAATCACTTCTTTCTTATAAAATTCTTTCTGACTTATAACTACTCGAAAACCAGCAGCAACAAGTTCCCTATTATGTTTATTAATTAAACTACTTTGAATTGTTGTTTTTGGTGCTGGTGGAGGATTCTTAAATTGTTCATATTCATCTTGACTTCTAAATGGTAATGGTCTACTTATTTTTTCAAATGTCCTCTTAGCACTAACATTATAAATATTTGTTGATAATAAACTGTGAATATTTTGATAAACATCATACAATTCACCATCTTTTGAATCTTCTGAAGATAGTTGCTCTGCTCTATATGAACCTAAATCAGGTCGATATAATATTGATAAAGAATCTTTGTCCAAAGAGTTCATAGCTACAACATCATCCAACAAATCACTAGCTGGATATATTTTATTTTCATTACCCATACCTTGAATTGCATACATGTTACCTATATCATCTGATGGTAATTTAAACTCTAAATTATAATCTCTAATAATTGAATTTGGAGACATAACATTAAAAGTAAACATATTAGTAAAAAATTGTGGATTTTGATTATCTATAGAAGCGACTTTGTTATTATCAATTATTTTAAGTTCATTTCCAATACCTACTCCACCACCCATTATCGAAAGATTAAATAAAGTATCACTATCTTCATTAATTTGTCTTAAAATTTCACCTATAATAGATTTAATATCTTTTTCTAATTCAAATGCGCTTATAATCGTTTCAGCATTTATGAATAATTCCCTTATAGGTATTCTTTTTTTAGCTTTGTCTTGTTCTGTATGAGATTTAGCACCAGGTTCTGTAGAATAAAACTTTTTTGGGTATTTACCCATTTGATGACTATAAGAGCCTAAACCATCAATATCAGTATCACCCCAAGATTTTGGATATAAAAATGCAGGTGTGTCAGATGTAGATATTAAACTTTTTTGCTTTAAAAACAAACTGTCACTAAAAGATATGAAAGAATTACTTGAATCCATTCTAACTTCTAAATTTTTTCCTTTATTTATCTCAGCTACATCCTTTCCAAATCCAAATTGTTCATTCATAATAATATCTTCAAAAAACCCTAAACTAATATAAACATCATCTGCTGTTAAACTACTGACGTAAACACCAGTTCTAACAGGATTTCCTTCAGGTTGCATATCATCTGATGATAATATTATTTTAGACTTGGTTCTTAAATTTTCTTCGAATGTTTCAACAGATCCAAAATCACCCACTTTATTGGGAGTTAATAAAAATCTTTTTAATTCTTCTGTCGTTGCAGGATCTGATTTTAAAGTTGGTATAATACCTAAATAACGTGTTCCATTCATTAAAATGTCTTGTATTCGTCTTGTTGTTGATACATCAGTTGATTGATTCAATAAAGCACTATTTGTTGATTGAAGTGTAACTGAACACTCAACTGAACCATTAGGTAATATTTTAGAACTATAATCCACAACTATACCTTGTATTACTTCTAATTTATCTGGATTTTGTGAAATTTGTCCAGTGTTATCATCATATAAAAATGACATAATATCATCACTCTCTAACATTTTTTCAGGTGTGTAAAGTGATACAATATCTGACCATCCAAAGTCAACAAATATGGTGGCGCCTGGTTTTAAAAAATATCTATTATAGATTCTATCAAAATCAAAAAAGTTATGAACTACAAAGTTTACAGTTGTTTTTTTAATAGCTCCTAAAAATTCTTGTGTTTCTGATACTGCAGATGTGATACCAGCTTGTGGTTTTAATAAAGGATTATCTTTTAATAGTCTTGGAAAAGCTGCTTTGGCAACTTTAGCTTCAGCGCTTTGAGATGGGTCTAATAATTTAAAATTTGTTTGACTAGCTTTTGAAGAACCATAAGCTTTTTGATAATTATAATCACCAACAATATATGTTTGTGTAGCGTAGTCCACTCTATCTCTCGCATATGGGTCGTATACAGCATACTTTATTATTTTACCATCGGAATCTTTTATGTCTTTTATCTGAGAGATTCCATTTGCTCTACTATATTCGGTAGCCCTTGATAAAGCTACAGCTGATCCTTCATCTTCAAAAACCTCAAAAGTTTCTAAAGTTTCCTCAATTACTTCTGGTGTAATAAATTTCATGGATGTCCACATACGAACAAATGGTGTTCTTTCACTTAGATTATATTCAGGAGTTGTATCACCAAGTGATTGTAACACATTATCACTATTTCTTTTTTGATGTTGTCTTTTTTCTAATTCTTCTTTAACCTTATCATCGATTGGAGATCCAAATATTCTCTCATGTATCATAATTATAAACCTATTGCGTCTTCAAGAGAACTTGGTATTCTTAATGATGTTCCTGCTGATATGTTATTTGTGGTTAGATTATTAACTTTTGCAATAAACCACCAAAGTGTTGGGTCACCATAAAACCTGTTTGCTAAATTATCACATCTATCACCCTCTTGAGATATAAAGTACATATCAGAATTATTTTCTTCTACTTTATTATAAATTGTAGTAGCATAATATGATTTTTTATTTTTTCTTAATTGTTTTGTGTTTTCGTATCTAGCCATTATTGATTTATCCCATAAAATTTAGTTCCTAATCTTGGAGCTTTGTCGTGAATCACTTGGTATCCGATTGTTGCAAGTACATGTTTTGGAACTCTAGCACCACTTTCTGTTTCATAAGTTGATGATTGGTCGATTGAATAAGATATGGATTTTAAATAACCCATTAATTCTTTATTTGTTTTTCCATACAATTCACCATATCTTAATTTAGATAATGGTGGCTTCATTCTATTACCATAATCATCACCTTCATATTTAGGATAACACATTGATGTTAATCTATCCATTTTTTTATAAATTTCTGTTAGTTCATCTCTTGTTTGTGCAACGAGTTTTAATGTCATACTTATTTCTCTCTCTGCTCTTTCATAAGTCCAAACAGGTTCACTTCTACCTATATAATTCGTAGGAGCGTATGTGGGTGAAATGTTTTCTGTCAACCCCTCAATGAATGCTCTAAAAAATATATAAGTATCATCTCTTAAATCTTTGAAGTAAAATGGCATTCCATCTGATTCACCATCAACATCTGCAGTTATTATCTTCCAATCTATTGGAAGCTGACCTCGTTTTATAGTAGTTCCTACTGAGGGTACTCCCGCAGAAGTTAAAGAATCACCACCACTAAACATTTCAGCCAATGTCATTCTATCACCAACTGTTGTTTTAGGTACTACTGTTCCTGGATTGAATGGATTTAAACTTGATAACGCATCACCAATTTGTGAAATAAGTCCTCCCCCTGCTGGAAGACCATTTGTAAATGTATCATTGATTGAAAAGCTTGGTAATGCAGGATTAATATTATTAACCATGTATTCTTTTGGTGTTAATAAATCAGCTATGTCATTAAGTTTATCACCAATTTTTGTTTTTGGAATAGCATCACCTATAAGTCCAAGAGCAGCAGCACCTAACTCAGCTTCTGATTTTCTAATTAATATATTTGGAACTGATTGTCCTAAAGCTCTTGCAGATGAGGCTACAAGACTTGAAAATGGATTATAAGATGTACCGAATCTTTGTGGGGCCCTGAATAAACCATATCCTGGTGTTCCTACATTTTTAGAACTAAACACTGTATTTTCAATTGGAATATTAATATTTTGTCTTAATGCAAAATTTATTCCTTCTGTAGATGTTAAGAAATTTAATATCCTATCACCATCAGTTAGAGCTCTTGTAATTGGAACAGACCTACCACCTTTATTTTTTTCTCTACCCTCATTACCAATTGGACTAACAACATATGGTTCATCACCTCTACTAAAACCATATCTTTCACCAATCACATGATCTCTTTTACCAATTTTTAAATTATCTCTATTGACAATTGAACCATAATTAAGTGCTTCTAAATTACCACCTTTCCATTTTGGATTGTTTTTAGGTGTATGATTTGAATTATACAATGATTCCCAACTTAAATTTTTATCACTATCTGCACCATTATAAAAACTAACACCTAAAGATTCTAAATCCACACCACCAGCACCATAATTTCCACCATGTATGGAATTAAAAATATCACCACCTGAATACGGGGATTGAATACCTGCAGTTCCGAATGTTACTTCAGGATTTATTGATGGCTTTCTGAAAGAATTACCTGTATTTTGATATATTGTTCTATCTTTAATCAATCCCTCAAGGTTACTTCTTGGGTCAAATGAATCATTTAAAAATGGGTGATTTCCTGTTACATCATTTATATCATCTACAAATTGTCGATTGGTTGTAATTGTTGAATTATGACTGAATCTTATTTGTTCATAAACTCCTCCCCTTAAAACATTATCTAATGGGGATACTGACATTTCAATAGGATTACCAGGAACATTTGGATGCCACGATGGAGGAGTACCTGGTGTTGCAAAAGTTGTATTAATATGTGACTGAGTTGTGTAGTCAAATTTTGTATCAAACTTATCCTGTGGATTGTTTTTTATAAAAAATTCGTTGTTTAACTCTAAATCATTAGTGTTCATAAAAGAACCACCACTTAATGTAAAACCAGTGTTGAAGTACAATGTTCTTTCTTTTGCAAATGGAGCTCTTGTATCGAATGAATCAGTTAAAAAAGAACTATTTTCAAATGGATGGTTTTCAGGTGATACAAATAAAGTATCATTTGTAAAGTTTTGACTATATTGTGATTGATTATAAACTCTTCCTCTTAACAATGAATCTAATGTTGGGGGACTTATACTAATATCAAATCCATAAGTTTGTCCAATTAATGAACTTTGGTTGTAATTTAATTTAGTATCAAAAGCCCCATTTGGTTGATTTTCAGTATATAATGCAAAATTAGATGAAATACCATCATCAAATATAGTATCAAATGAACTATCTAATAAATTGGATAAAATTGGTTTATCTAAACCATTGTCAAATTTACTATTTAAGTTTAATAAATTAGATTTTATTGGAATATTAAGTCCATTGTCAAATTTACTATCTAAAGTTGTCAAATTACTTTGATTGTCTTGAAATTTTGTTGTGTTCTCTGGACTAAATATACTTTTTAAGTTTAGTAAACTCATTATCTAAACCTCTCAATCTGTTCAGCCATTTTTCCTGGACTTCTTTCTATTGCTCTAATCAAAACTTCATTTTGTTCAACAATTTTAGCCAATAATCCATCTGATGTTGGACTTCCAAGTGGCATACTTCCCGCTGGCCCACTTGAGAAATCATTAACTTGTGTAGAACCCCTAACAGTATCTCTTGGATTTGTTTTTAACATTTTACCTTTTGGTGTAAGGATTAAATGTGAACCTCCTGAACTATTGAAATCCATTACACTTTCTTGTTTCGGAAACAATTCATCAAAATCAGTCAATGACCCAAATGATAGAACATCTACAATATTATATATTCCCTCTAATAAATTCATAACAACTGTAGCTACACTTTTAATAATTCCTACAACATTTTTTAATCCTGTTTTAATTTTTTGGATATTTTCTTCTGTAAAAAAATTGTCTCTTATATTAACCAATGCATCATTCAAGGGTTTACCAAGTTCTTTCATTACTACGGCACCAAGTTCTTTAAATGTATTTTTAATATTGGTTAAAGCACTCATTCCATCCTTACCAGCTATATCTGCAAAGTTTTTTTGTTGAACAACAGATTTATCTTGTAATGAAACTATTTTATTAAGTTGTGTAATATTCATACCAAGAGCTTTTGCTAATGATTTTCTTTCTATTACATTTAATTTATTAAATTCAGCTTCACTACCCACATTTTTAACTATTTCTTTCATCACACCATTCAAATCACCATCTAATGCTAACATTCTGGCTTTTGATAATTCTAAATCTCTACCTAATAAAACTTCAGCTTCAAATTCTGCAGTTAATGATGATTGAAAATCTAACATCCCATCCGAAATACTAGCTACATCACTTAAATTCAATCCAAGTTGTCTAGCTTGAATAGCTGCTTTTGAAATACTTTTTAAATTTCTGGCTCCAAACTTAGCAATTGTTTCTGAACTTTGTGCTATGTCTTGCATCACTACTGATGGATTTACTTTATTCTGTGCAGCTAATTGATATGTTGATTCAGTTAAATTCTCGGCTTGGTCGGCAGTTAAATTACCTATTGTTATCAATGTACCAAATAGTTTTGTAGCTTCTCCAGTTGCCATTCCAGTAGCTACAGCGGTGTCTAAAATTTGTTCAGTTATACCAACAGCTGTTTCTAATCCTATTCCAAATTCAGAAGATAAAGTGGATACAACTGTTACAACATCTTCTGTACTTTTACCTAAAGATATTACATTAACTGACGCGTCCAGCATATCGTTTTGAAATTTACTTGTTTGACCTCCAATAACTCCAAATGAACTACCTAATTTATCAACTATTCCTGAAATAAATGATAATAATTTATAAGCAGCTCCAAGTGCTATGCCAATTGCTCCAGCTTTCATAGCCGTTTTACCAAACCCTTTTGGTAAACCTTTAGTTACATTTTTAAATTTCATACCACCTGTAACTACTTGTGACATATTCTTTTGTAACTTACCCATATTTTTTGAACCAAGTCCCATCGCCTCTAACGCCATTCCACCACCAGGAATCTTTTTAAACATATCAAGAGATTTATTTAAACCTGACAGTAATGCTTCAGATTGAGCTTGAACTGCAGTTGTTCCTGCTTTTTGAACTTTTAATCTTTTAATTTCACTATCGAGTGTTTTATCATTAACTTCTTTTGCTCTGTTTTTTAAAATAATAAGTTTATCATTAATATCTATACTACTTTTTTCAGTACTAACTATCGTATTTAAAGTTTTAACTTGGTTTTTTTGTGCTGCTGAAATGTTTTTTTGGCTATCAAGTTGGTCATATAAAAGTTCAGTAGATTTTTTTACTAAATCATTCTCACTTGATAAGAGTTCAAGTAATTCTTCTTGCGCAGATAGTTTAGCTTTACTGGCCATTTTATTTCCTTATGAAGTCTTTTAATTTATATGGTTTGATATTTACTCTTTTTTTAGAACCCATTTTTTTGTACTCGTCATTTATGTGTTTTTCTAAATCGGATACAGAATCGTTTAAATCATCTAAAGATGATGTAAATTTTTTATTGTTTTTAAGAGTTTTTGGAACTATAAATTTTTTAAAAAGCTGTTCAATTGTAGAGGTTACAATACCTTCTTTCAAAATATTGTTTTTATCCATATATGATTTTTTCTTTGACACAATACTCTCCTGTTTAGATGTATCTATTCATATATAAATATCAAAATTGTAAGAAATTACCTTTTAAATCTTGGATTTGATGACTGCTTTGATACTTTTTGATTAGCTTTTTTTATTTCATCATTTTCTTTTTTACGGGTATCTGCTAATTCTTTATAATAGAAATTTCTCAAATATATAGGCATATCATATACATCGGAATGTGTAAATCCTTCCCCATAATATATTAATGAGAATATTTGTTCGTGAAGTGACTTTTTATCACTCGGACTCAGGCCAAAAAAACCCAACTGTCATTGGTATATTTACCAAGACAGAATCACCTCCTATTTCTATTTCTTGTGATAATTCAATATCAGGTGATATTTTTCTAATTTCTTTTCTTAAATGTATTGAATCCCTAGCGAGTAATATTTGAACAAAATTATTAATTGTAGCTTGTGATTCATCACCATCTACCGATGTAATAGTATGTCGTAGTCTTGTAGTAAGTTCAGGCTTCACTTCAGAGTTAATTTTAGCTGATGCTTTTAACTCGTTTTCAATTATATTTTCTTCTTTACCAGTTAATAATTTAAAAGTAATTTTTTTCTTTGATATTGGTAAATCTACTTCAAATTTATTTTCTGTAACACCATCTGGAAGTTTTTTAAATGGACAATCAGCTAAATTAAAAGTTTGTGGTGATGTTTCACCTGTATTTGGATTTGTCACATCACAAACATACTCTGGTCCATAAGCTAAAACTCTAGCAGCTACCATAACTGCATTTTTATCACCAAGTATTAAATCATCTGATTTTATACCATTGGTTAATATCAATGAATCCAATAACCTGTCAATCACAACACCTTTTTTAATTAAGTTTTGTGATGTTAATATATCTTCTTCTTTTGCAGTCATATACTTGATTTCTATTTTCCCATCTGCTAATGGGGAATCTTTTCCATATAATTTACCTTCACTTGGTAAATCAATTATTTCACTTGGAAATTTATTATCTGACATATGTAACCTCCGATTATTTTGATTCGGAAACAGACGCTTGTCTATAACCTGTAACTAACTTCTTGATTTCACCGATAGCTTTTCTTGCTCTACCACCAGCTGCTTTTGTACCTTTTTCTGAAAATACGTATGATTTTCTTCAAATTGTTCAAATAGTTCTTTTATTTCGTTGTATAAATTTTTTGTTGACATTTTTCTTTCTCCTGTAACTTTGGTTAAACTTCTATTGCTCGTCTAAACCAACCTAACCAAAATTTCTCTTGATTTGGTTTGTCTATAACTATGTTTGCAAATCGTAACACACGATATGCTCTTACTACATCTACACTTATTTTCTGTATAGCATTTATTGTATTTGGTCCTATTCCACCATCTACACTAATTTTGTTTCTATTCTTAGAATTAGCAGCCTGTTGTAATACTTTAACAGCACCTTTTCTACCGAAATTAACACACATATCAAAATAAATATGTCTTAATTGTGGAGGAACTGAATCACACTTACCTCGTCTCCAATAGTCTGTGTGATATATCTTCTTTGCTTGTTCTTTTGTTAGATTTTTAATATCCACATCAGGATACCATCTTTTAGCGATTCCATACTTGGTTTCACCACCAGCATCATCTGGATCATTTACATATCCACCTTCGTGGTCTAAAACTATTTCTATTATTTCTTCAAATGTTGTTTTCATATAAACATCCTCATTTCATATATAAATATATATTAAATAAAAAAACCCTCAATATTTCTTCTGTATTGGGGGTTTTCTTATATTTCAGTTAAGTATTTTATTAGAATTTAAGTATTGCGTAATCATATCGTAATGTTAAACTGATTTCAACAGGATCTGATGAGTCAAATGCTAAGTCACCAAAATTAGCACTTTGAATAAATGCACCTTTTAGTTCCCATTCTTCAACTACAGCACCTACTGGGTCTAAAACATTAAATGTTATGTTTTTCTTATAAAAGTCAGCATATCCATCTCTACCAGTAACTGATTCGTGGTGTAATCTAACCCACTCAATTACTTGTTGAGAAGCACTTGGTACGATTGGGTCGTATAAAGTAATCTCTAAT